CGATGAACTAGGTGGTGTGATGTGGGCTAACCTTGAAGCTGATGATGTTATATCTATCTTAGCTACCGACAAAGGCATGGATGAAGAAACGATTATAGTTAGTATAGACAAGGACTTCAAAGGAGTACCGGGTATCTACTACGACTATAACCGTGGCGAGTATCACCAACCAACAGAAGAGGAGGCAGATAACTTCCACTTAATACAAACAATAACAGGAGATGTAACGGATGGATTCAAAGGCGTACCCAAGATGGGACCAGTCACAGCTAAGAAAGTTTTAGAGAAGGACGGCTACACATGGGAAACCGTAGTAAAGTGCTACGAGAAAGCTGGACTCACAGAACAAGACGCACTGATGAATGCGTGGATGGCACGACTACTACGAGCAGATAACTACTGCTTCAGAACTAATACTATTAAAAGATTATGGACACCGAAGAACTACCAAACCAAGGATACACTAAAGATTTCTCAACAGGGGCTAAGCGTGACGGGGACATTGGACGGGGACGACCCAGCCTTATTCCTCCAGACGCCCTTCGCCGTCTCGCAAAAAGATTTGAAGATGGCGGAAAGCTTTACGGAGACAACAACTGGAAACGAGGTTTCCCTTTAAGTAGATTATATGACTCGATGTTTAGACATTTGTTGGGGCTGGCTGAGGGGGACAACTCTGAAGACCATGCGGGTGCTATCTTGTGGAATGCGTCGGCTTGGTGCTGGACTGAAGAAAAGATTAAAGAGGGAAAGCTCCCGAAAGAACTGGACGATATAACATATAGAGATGAATGAAGAAATAGTACTACCCGCTCTGTCGCAGGAGCTAATCAATAAACTTGACAAACTGTTCCCAGATAAATGTCCACTGTTGACAGACACAGATCGTGAGGTATGGTATAAAGTAGGACAAAGAAGTGTAATTAATTATTTACAACAGACTTACGACGATCAACTCGAACAAGATATAGTAACTAAACAAGTACAGAATTAGCCATGTGTTTCAGCCAACCTAAGATGCCCGCTATGCCGGAGATACCACCACCACCTCCACCTCCAGCACCGCCTCCACCACCACTAGCTATGGCTGAGAAAGCACCAACTAAGAGAGCTACTCAACCTACTAAGCGTCGTCGTGGTACGGCTCAAGTTACTGCTCGTCGTCGTCCTACTATTGGAATGGGCGGAAGCGGTGGTGTAGGTGTACAACTTTCATAACAAATAAACAAAGTATATAAATAAATATGAGCCTTCGCACACTTGATAAAAAGACGTTGCTCTCATCTGTCTCAGCGGACGGAGCGGGCAGTGCATTCTCGGTTGAGCGTTCTAAGGGATGGACATTTGTAATCGTTTCATCTTCTGTTACCTCTGGAGCAAACGTAGACATTGAAGCCTATCTAAGCGACAGTTCCGCTTGGCACGTTATCCACAGTGAATCCGTCACAGGAGACGGTAGCATTTTGGTAAGAGACGACATGGGTCACTACGAAAAGATCAGAGCTAAAGTATCCAGCAGAGTTGACGGAACATACAGCGTCTACGCTACTGGTACTGTTGACTCTCTGTAATCTACAATGGCCCTTACGTTTCCAACGGGTACAAGGTATCCTAGCAACGTAGCACTTTTACCTAATGGATTCATACGCCCTGCATTTGAGGAGCTGTATGGGTTTGATGCGCAACAAGTTGTAGAGTTAGCACTTCCTGATATAGCTGTTGTTCAGTTCGGAGATGACGGTGCAACAATAAACACGACCGGGGTAGACAGAGCAACTAGCTATACTTACGAAAGAGATACAGACTCTGAGTTCTCTAGCCCCACGACTATATCTAGTGGCACGCCAGACTTAACTGTAAATGATACGGGCTTATCTAAAATTGTTACACATTACTACAGGATAACAGCGACAGACGGCACGCTTACTTCGACATCAGCTACAGCTTCGATTGTTATTCCTGCTGTATTTACTACAAGCACGGTGAGTGAAAGCGAGACAGTTGAAAACTTCAACAGTACTTACACGCTTACCATACGACCAGAGGTAGCTATAACAAGCGGTACGGTTACACTGGCAGGACTCGACGCTTCACAGACAGCGGATAACGCATCGTTTAGTATAACAAGCACAAGTGATATATTTGGCACAACCGCTGACTGGACACAATCCACAGGCACTCTTGTATTTAATGTATCTACAACTGTACCAAACAATGCTGATACGGTAGTTACCTTTACCATTAAGAATCCTTCCTATCCCAGCAGCGGATCAACTGGTATAACGCTCGATACTTCAGGGTTTACTCAAGCTACCGTTAGCGGTACGTTTATGAGTGTATCGCAAGACCCACTACTCAACCTGCCGACATTTCCAACCATTGCATTAGTAGACAGTGCTGACGATATTTTAAAACATAACAACGCAACTGCTGACGAGTTAACTAACCCATCAAATGAAGTCATCATAGCAAAAGCGTTAGACACTGATGATTTGTATGTATGGGGCGGCAGTGTTTGGTATATTTTTTATGATGACGGAATAAGTCCCTAGTAATAGTATTTAAAAATGGCTAATAAAAAGATAACAGAATTAACGGAGCTGACGACACCAGCAGGTGCGGACATCCTTGCGATTGTTGATGATATAGCAGGAACAGCCACTACCAAGAAAGTATCCGTTACCAACTTAATGGGTCAAGCATCTGCCTCCAACCTGGCGAGCTACGACTTCAACGGAAACGCCATCAGTAATTTCGACGCTTCGATCAACGATCAAACAGGAACCACTTATACATTGGTAGCTGGAGATAACGGTAAAGTAGTAGTACTTGATAACGCATCTGCTGTAACGGTCACAGTACCAAGTGGTTTAGGAGCTGGGTTTAATTGTAGCTTCGTACAAAAGGGAGCAGGTCAAGTAAGCTTCAGTGCTTCAGGAACTACTATCAACAACAGACAGTCACACACTAAGATCAACGATCAGTACGGAGTAGCGAGTGTTGTTGCTTATGCTGCTGATACATTTGTTCTCGCTGGAGACACCGCTTCATAAAATATGTTTGTCTTGCCCACAGTTGGATTAGGTGTTATTGCTACTTTACTTGATAGTAGTTTTACTATTGAGGACACCGATACTGAATCTAACATCTTATCAACAACACCAACCAACCCATCCGGAGAAGTAACTATTAAATTTGGAACAGATACTTACGACCTATATATCTACGACGGTTCCGCTTGGTATATCTTCAACAACGATTCATAAAACATGAGTACAATTCAAGCTTACACAGACGCTGCTCGACCTGCCGCTACCGCTAGTAATTTAGGTCTAACTATATTCAATACAACTACCAAAGATATTAATGTATCGGACGGCACAGGTTGGCGTGTATATGAGGATGACGCTACGACCGCCAACACTTTAAGTTTAGACTTTGATGGGAGCGACCGATTGGACACCACATACAGCATGACTTCCGTTCAAAGTTTTACGGTTATGTGGTGGATGAAAAGTACTGATACATCAAACTACATCTGCCCGGTAGCCGATCAAACTAGAAGCGGCTCATTCAAGGAAGGCAATCTTACGGTTTTGAGAACGAGCAGTTCCTCCGGCTTTTATATTATTTTTGGAGGAGAAAGCGGCGGTGCTTCAAATAGTAAAAACGGCGTAACCAACTTTAATAGTTTGTGTGACGGGGATTGGCACCATGTTGCTATCGTATTTGATTCAAGCGGTACATATACAAATGTTTCTATTTATAAGGACGGAAGCTTAGCGGTAAGTCAAGATGCGAACCAAACTAACGGTTGGGCTAACAACAATAAAGTAGTAGGAACATCACCGGATAATTTTACATTTGGAGATAGGGATGTATCCGTATCGCGAAAGCCTTACACAGGCAAGATGGACCAAATGGCTTTCTTTGAGAGTGCATTAACAGGTACGCAAATATCTAACATTTACAACGGCGGTAACGGGGGCGATCTGTTAACTCTAGGCTTTTCACCTGCTGCTTACTACAGAGTAGGGTACTTTAGTGAAGATACGAATAGCGACAGTAGTGTTGCCAGTGCTGGCAATAACATTTTAACCGTAGCCGATTACAGCGGAAACAATAATGACGCATCACAAGCAACAGCCTCGTATAAACCTACTTATGTAGCAGACACACCTTGGTCATAATTACTATGAAGAAATATATTTTATACAGCACGGAAGAAGAGTGGAACGCTAGTAACGAGGCGATGAATACATTGTTTGGACTACCAGACGTTCACGGTAATGAGCGGTACGCAGAAATTCAACAAGTCAGTAATTTAGGTCACAACGATTTCGGAAAGTATATATTCCCAATCACCACCCAAGGAAACTTTATCACGCTTAACGAGTTCAATGTTAGTGACATGGTAGAGTGTGATCCTGAGTGGGCGAGCGAAGATATTATCTAAACGGTATGCACGAAACAGCCCAAGGGCTATATCATTCGTTGGAGAACCAGCGGTGGTCATTCTTAGACAGAGGACGTACATCTTCTGAGCTTACACTTCCTTATGTCTTACCTCCGGACGGTCACAACTACGCTACGTACCAAGGTATAGGAGCTAGAGGTGTACTTAATCTTAGTAGTAAGCTATTGCTTGCACTGCTTCCACCTAACGCTCCCTTCTTCCGTCTTGTTATAGATAAGTATGAGTTGGACAAAGCAAAGCAAGACCTTGGAGTAGAAGGAGCAGAACAACTACGTACTGACTTAGAGAAAGCATTGTCTGATGTAGAGCGTAGTGTATCACAAGAAGTAGAAGTACAGAACTTCAGGAACGGCATCTTCCAGGCGTTAAAGAACTTATTGGTTACTGGTAACTCTTTGTTATATCTCCCTGATGAGGGTGGTATGAGAGTGTTCAAGCTAGATCGTTATGTTATCAAGCGTGATCCAATGGGCAACGTTACACACATAGCTATTAAAGAAACAGTAGCTCCTATGATGCTTCCTGAATCCGTAAGAGAGGAAGTATATCGCCAAGAGAAAGAGAACAGTTGTGATCTATACACAGCAGTAGTTAGAGAAGATGACCACTTCAACGTATACCAAGACGTCAAGGGTATGCTCATCGAGGAAAGTGTGGGTAAGTATCCGATTGAAAAGTCCCCGTGGCTCCCTTTACGCTACACCCAGATTGATGGAGAGGACTACGGCAGAGGATTTGTTGAGGAGTACCTCGGTGACCTCAAGTCGTTGGAAGCACTGACCAAAGCAATCGTAGAAGGTAGTGCAGCAGCAGCTAAGGTACTGTTCATGGTTAATCCTAACGGTACAACAAGATCGAGAACTTTAGCAGAAGCACCGAACGGAGCAATCGTACAAGGGTCTGAAGCAGATGTATCGGTGTTACAACTTAATAAGTTCAA